AATGAGGAGGAACGGATGACCCTCTCCCTCCACCAGCCTGCGACCCAGATGGACCTGGCCTGTTGTGCGGCCACCACCACTTTGCAGGTGTGGGCCATGGCGAAGCTGCAGTTGAGGCTGGGGGCTTGCTGGGCGGTCCGGCTTCCTGACGGGGAGGCGGTGATGTGCGGGGGATATATCTACCGGGACGAGGAGACCTGTGATGCGTGGTTCATGGCCTCGCCGAAGGCTTCGCGGCACATGCTGGGGATTGTGCGGATCATCCGGTTGACGGGCATTCCGGAGCCCTATCGTCGCGCCATTGCTTTCGTGACGACGCCCGAGGGGCGGAGGATCGCGCGGGCCTGCGGCTATCGCTACCTGTGCGAACGTGATGATGGAATGGAGGTTTTCGAATGTCTGGCTTGATGGGTGGTGGCAACGACAAGGCGGCAAAGCTGGCCCGCGAACAGGCGGCGGCGGCGCAGCGGCGCGCGCTGGCCGAAATGGCGATGGCGGCGGGCCAGGAGGACCAGGCCAGGGCCGGGACCGGCAAGCGGCGCGGGCGCGGCATTCTGACCTTCCTGGGGGCCGACGGCCAGGCAACGCTGGGCTGAGGTGACAGTTCATGGCGGGCTATGAGGCCATCAAGAAACGGCGCGGGCTGGCGCAAAAGGCAAAGGATGCCTTCAAGCCGCTTGTCGATGAGGCCTATGAATTTGCCATCCCCTATCGCAAGGGCATCCAGGAGACGGGGTCCGGTGAGCAGCGGGTCAACCGCGTTTTCGACTCGACCGCCATGGAGGCGGCGCTGCGCTTTGCCGGCAAATTCGCCCGCGACATCTTCCCGCCCGGCTTCTTCTCCATCGAGCCGGGCGAATGGCTGCCCGACGAGGCGCTGAAGGACGAGATGCGCAAGCAGGTGGCGCGCGTCACCAAGGTGGTTGAAACCTTTTTCCTCTCCGGCGAATGGGAGCAGGCCAAGCACGAAATGGGCATTGACTTGTCCGCTGGCAACACCGCCCTCCTGGTGCTGAAGGGCACCCAGGCCAAGCCGTGCCGCTTCATCGTGGCGCCCATGGACGAGGTGATGTTCGAGAGCGGGCCCTACAATGACGTGACCGGCATCTTCTGGGGGCGCAAATGGAGCCTCCGCGCCATCGAGGAGGAATTCCCCGATGGCAAGTTCACCGCCGAGTTCCGCCGCAAGATGGCCGAGACGCCCGAAGGCGAGGTGAACCTGTACCAGGACACGCTGTGGGACCGTAAGAAGCAGCGCTGGCTGCGCTATTGCTGGTGCAGCGAGAACCGCGACACCATCATCGAGACCAGCGAAAGCCGCACCTGCCCGTGGATCACGCCGCGCTATTTCCGGGTTCCGGGCGAGGTCTATGGGCGCGGCGTGCTGATGCTGGCCATGCCGACAATCCGCACGCTCAATGTGGCCCAGAAGATCATGCTGCAGGCTGGGGCCATCGCCATGATGGGCATCTATACGGCCATTGACGACGGCGTGTTCAACCCCGACAATTCGCCTTTGACGCCTGGCGTTATCTGGAAGGTGGCGCGCAACGGCGGCGTGCTGGGGCCTTCGGTGCAGCGCTTCCCCGATCCGAGGATCGACCTTTCAGGCATCATGATCGACAAGCTGCAGCTTGCGGTGAAGTCGGCGATGAACGACAAGACGCTGCCATCGGAGACGGGTGCCGTGCGCTCGCCCACCGAAATCATCCAGCGGGTGCAGCAGATCGCCTTTGACGACGTGGGCGCTTTCGGGCGGCTGGTGCATGAGGGTGTGGTGCCGCTGGTGAAGCGGGCCGTCGAGATTGCCTATGAGCTGGGCCTGCTGCCCAATGAACTGAACATCGACGACTTCATCCTGCGCGTCGAAGTGCGCTCGCCCATGGCGATGGCGCGCCAGCAGATGAAATCCGAGAGCATCCTGCAATATCTGCAGATCGTGGGCATGGTCTATGCCGACCAGCCCGGCATGGTGGACCAGATGGCGCACCGCGACCGCGCCATTCACCATGTGGGCAAGGCGCTGATGGTGCCGGAAGACGTGATCCCCACAGCGGAGGAACGCGAGAAGATCGCCAAGCAACAGGCCGAGGCGCAGGCTGCCCAGGTGGCGGCGGCTGCCGCCATGGCGGACCCGGCAATGGCTGAACAGATGGCGGAGGCAGCGTGAATATCAACGTCGACATTCGGGACCTGATGGCGGGCATTGGCGGCGATGCCACCATGCGCGACCTGTTCGGGCAAACCGAGGACCGCATCAAGGCGCTGAAGCAGCAACGCGAGATCGAGGCGGCCAAGCGCATGCCCGTCTGCCAGGCCATTGCCCGCGTGCTGGCATCGGATGACGGCAGGGTGATGTTCCAGGCCATGCTCGATATGACCTTCCGCAGCCATGTGGATGTGGTGGGCCTAGGGCTTCCCTCCGACGTGGCGCTGCAGCAACTGATTGCGGAAAACGCGCGGAGAGAATTCGTGGTGCAGCTCGTGAAGCTTGCGCGCGAGGCAACGGCGGAATGATCCGCCACAACCAGCCATAGGAGGCACAGATGGCAGATGACGGAACGGCGGCTGCGGCCGCCACGGGTGGAACGGACACGGCAGCGGCTGCTGCGGGTACCGGTGAGGCGGCGGCACAGGGTGGTGACGGCGCGGCACTGCCCGCCTGGAAAACCATGGGCGTTCCCGCCCACATGCTGAAGGACACGCCCGAGGACACGCTGGCCGAGGTGTTCAAGGGCTACAAGGGATACCGCGACAAGGAAGCCGAACGCGGATCGGTAGGCAAGTCCGCCGACGATTACAAGTTTGAGTTTGCCGACGAGCTGAAGCCGTTCTTCCCCAATGGCGACGATCCGGCGCTGAAGGCCTTCCAGTCTGTGGCGCACAAGCACGGGCTGCCGGTGAAGCTGGCCAACACCATCATCAACGAGGTGTTCGCGCCGCTGGCCAAGGAAGGCAAGCTGCCACAGCCTTTCAACCCGAAGGCGGAGATGGACGGCATTGCAGCCTTGCTGGGCAAGTCCGGCGCGGAGGCGGCACCCGCCATCGAGCAGGCGACGGCCGAGCTTGAGGGCTGGACCAAGAACATCGGCCAGCAGATGAAGCTGGACGAGCCGGAGCAGGTGGAGCTCGAGAGCCTGATGCTGACCAAGGCCGGTTTTGGCCTGCTGAGGAAGCTGCAGGGGGCTGGCGGCGAAGGCTTCAGGCTGGGTGGATCGACGCCGGGCGTGCTGAGCCGTGCTGATCTCGAGGCCATGCAGTCCGATCCGCGCTTCAGCCCGAACAGCCCGAAATACGACAAGGCTTTCCGCCAGCGCTACGAGGACGGCTGGCGCAACCTGCCCGTCGAGCAATTGCGGCGCTGACGGCTGACCACGTCAGATGCTGCTGCGGCGCTGACGCCGGGGACCCGTCAGATGCTGCTGCGGGCCGGATGTCCTTGACGGGCATCCGGCCCGGCTAGTTTCGGCGGCAGCACAGGGACGGACCTTGAGCTGCTTCCGGCTTCCCGGCTTCCCGGCCCGGCTTTAGCAGCGAGCTTCTCCAGCCCGGTGATGAACCCAACTCATCAACGGAGACTTCCAAATGACGATCCAGGCTGATGCCCATTATGTCGAGCAGTACCGCTCGCGCGTCACCCATGTTTACCAGAACCAGGGCTTTCTGCTGAAGGGCATGCTGATGCCTGAAGGCGAGATCAAGGGCTCCAAGGCCTATTGGCCCGTGCACGGCTCCACCGTTGCCCGCAAGAAGCAGCGCCATGTGAGGGCGCTCGAAGGCAATATCGCCAAGACCCGCGTGTCTGCCGATTTGCAGACCTGGGAAACCTTCGACTTCATCGGCAAGTTCGACATGTCGCGCCAGGCGGTGAACGAGAAGGAAGCCCTGCAGACATCAGGCGCCATGGCGCTGGGTCGCGGCGTCGATGAAGAAATCATAGGCATGTTCAACGCCCAGGCGCCGACCTCCGGTCAGGCCTTCCTCGACACGGGTGCCGCCAACCTGACGATCTCGGACATGATGCTGTTCATTGCGCGTTTCATGGGATCTGCGAAGATCCCGGCCGATGGCCAGATTTATTGCGGCCTGCCCGCAATCGCCTGGCAGTTGCTGTCCGGCTTCAAGCAGTTCTCCAGCTCTGAATATGTCGGGCCGGACCTGCCGTTCAAGAGCCGCACGCAGGCGCGAAGCTGGAACTTCGTCAACTGGGTGTTGCTGCCGGACGATTATTTCCCGGTGCCCGCCACCAACCGCATGGACATGTTTATGTGGCACAAGCCCGCCGTGGGCTGGTGCGACAACATCGGAGAAGGCGGGCTGTTCACCCATTTCGACTGGGAGAACGATGTTGGCGAATGGTCGCTCCGCCAGGAAGCCGAAGGGGCGGCGGTGACGCTGCTGCCGCAGGGCCTTGGGCGCATCCGCATCAAGACCGACGTGACCTCGATCGCACTCAACTGACGCTGACGGGCCGGGCCGCCCATGTGGCGGCCTGGCACCTTCCCTGAACCCACACGCAACGGAGAAAATTCATGCCTTTCGACCTCAAGGGGCTGACCCGCCTGACCCAGTTCGGCACCGTCGGCAACGTCGCCACGCCGTCGTTCTGGACCTACGCGACCAACGAAACCCATGCGCAGGTGACTGCCGTCGGCTATTTCAATGCTCAGGCGCCCTTCATGCGCCCGGGCGATGTGATCCAGGCGATCACCGGCATTGGCGGCACGCCCGTGTTCCGCATCTATGTCGTCACCGCCGTGACGGCGACCGTCGTCACCATCACGGCCGTCACCGGCGCAAGCTGGACCTGACGCACCCCGTTCCGCGC